CCATGTATGAACCCTTTATGAACCTTTATCTTTTTATTATTTGCATCCACACAAAAAGAATAAAACAATGCACTGAAAGGCCAAACCAGTTATTCTTTTATTGTTTCATAGGGATTTATTGCCCCCTCCTTCTAAGTTAAGATTAGAGGTTAATACTACTTTTTCTAAAACCTCTTAGAAAGAAAAAAAGAATAAACAAAAACCGTTATACTGCTCCAAAGATAATTCTTTTTGTAAAAAACAAAACAAAAAAAAGAAAAAATCGCTACCTTCATAAAACATCTCACATCTCCACAACAACATGGGTATCTTCGATAGGTTCCGCCGCCAACCCGTGACTGCGGAGCAAAAACCTCGCCGAGTAGGTTCAAATGTTTCTCTTTCAGTTGCCGCCGGACTACCTAACATCTTTGAAGAAACAGAAAAGTTCCAAAACGATACCAACTTCATTAACAAATTTGACCTGTACGATAATATGGTCAAATTAGACCCCGAATTGAACGGTGCAGTACGAAGCGTAGCCCTCACTGCTAACAACTACCGCATTGACTACAAGAAGGCTAAGAACGCCGCTATTCGCAACGCCATAGAAGAGTTGGTCGAACACCGTGACTTTGACGACTTTCTTATCAATGCAGTAAGAAACTTACAAGTGTATGGCAACGACATAAGCAAACTTGTAGGAAAGACCGGAGTTGGTATCACCAACATTCAAAGCCTACCTATTCGACAAGTCACAATTGTTGACAACCGAGGCAAGAACGGTATGCCTTTTACAGCCGATACCAACAGCCCAATTATGACAAATGACTTTTACATTCTCCGAGAACAAGGCATTGATACTATGGTATTCCCCCGCTCGGAAATCCTTCACTTCCGAACTGATTTCAAAAGCAATTGGTTTGAAGATACAAAACTGCGACAAACCTACGGTGTGTGGGGTCAATCTCGTTTTTCTTCTCTTGAACAAGTTGTAAGGGTAAAGTACAATACCATGAATAACCGTATTGCACTTGAAGATGTTCTCACTAAGCAATTTATCACTATTGATAAATCCGCTATTGAACACATCACTGACCCTAATGAACAGGAAGAGCGACTTGGTATTATTATGGATGAAGTTATCAAGTTGTTTGAAGGACTTAGAGGCGACCAAATGCCAATCCTACCTTCGTATGTTTCACTTCACCATGTTGACCTTAAGAATACAATTCCCGACAACAGCAACTTTCTTGATACGGTAGGTGCCAATGTAGCGGCTGTACTGCATGTTCCTCGTGTTGCCGCAGGGCAAGAGAAGGGAAGTACCTTTGCGGCCACCTACAACGCTAATATGTGGGCTAACACAGCAATTGCTCGCTTGCAGTCAATTGTCAAACAAGGAATTATGGCATTGTTTTCAAAACAACTTGAACTCAAGGGCATTCGACACACTAAGAAAGACTTGCCGGAGTTTATTTTTGAACCTATCGCAGAAGAATCACCAATGGACTCTATGAAGCGAGCGGTTCTTGGATGGCAAGCAGGGATGCTAACACTTAATGAGTCACTCGAAATAGTTGGACTACAACCGGCGGAAGACGGCACTATGCGAAACGACAAGAGCAAAGCAAAACTTGGAGAATTGCCACGAACAAACCAACAGGAAGGGAACAAAAATGAAGACGAATAAATCATTTAATGACAAAATGGTATCAAAAACAGTATTGCCTACAATTTATTTGTGGTTGCTTGCATCCGGTGCGGTAGTTGCTATGGGTATATGGAAACCAAGCGTAGTGCTTGAAAATCTTGACGGTTTTATCGCACTTATTGCTATTATTAGTGGTGTTGCCGCACCTGCACTAAGCACAGTGTTGCGTATGTGGGAAAACGAACAGCAAGTTGAAATCGACAACATTCCAACAGAACTTAAGCATGAGCGTGAAAGAGATGCTGACCAACATGAACACCGAATGGTTATGGAAAAATCCGCTCAAACCCATGTACACGAAGTACGCAAGCACAAAGTTGGCATGGGTAAGAAATGATTGTTAAGTATCTTTCTCGCTTGGAACTTCAAGATTTGTGGGAAAATACTTTGCCTTTGCCAAGTGACAAAGGCTATCCGGAAATCTTTGACCTTATGCAGTATTGGGTTCTTTTTGTAAGAGATAGTCCAATTGCCTATACCGGTTCGTTGATGTTTGACAATTTTGCCTTTGTCGGAAACACTTATGTAAAAAAAAGATACCGGAAAAATAAATATCATCCGTTTTTACTTAGTGAACGAAACAACTCCAAAATGCTTAAAAAAATGCCAAAAATCACAATTCTTAATCCCATAGAAGAAAGCAAAATGCAGTCGCTTGTTAAGACTGTTTTACATCTTGGCTACTACAAAGTATATTCGTACTATGATGTGCAAGATGTTATGTCGCTATCACTGTATGAAGACATTTTAAACGAATCTCAAGAAATTTGGCGAATGGATTAAAAGACACTCGACCCGTCGCATGAACATGCCCGATGTTCAGCAAGGTGAGTCGAAAGACGATTATTTGGATAGGTGCATGGGCGATTCAAAAATGGTTGATGAGTTCGGAAACCCTGCTCAAAGGGCCGCAGTGTGCAATACTTACTTTGAAGACAAGAAAGGTTTAGAGGCTTCTTACGAGTACAAAGACGAAGATGAAGAAACCGTCGAAGCCGCAGAATACAAAGGCAAAAAAGTCACACTCAATAAACCATTCCGTACTCAAGGCGGGCCTAAAAAATTCGCAGTCTATGTACAAAATGGTGCAGGTCGAGTAGTCATTGTACGCTTTGGCGACCCTAACATGGAAATTAAGCGTGACGACCCCAAGCGGCGCAAAGCATTCCGTGACCGACACTCTTGCTCCGAAAAGAAAGACCGTACTACACCGGGCTATTGGTCTTGCCGACAATGGTCAACAAACAAAGTCGAAGCATCCTATGACGAACTATGGTCTTCTAACGAAGGAGAAATCATAGAAGGTATTGAAGAAGCAGAAGACAAACCTTGTTGCGGAGAGTGTGCTGAACACGCAGAAGCCGCAGAACCAACACCAAAAGAAGGTGAAACGCACGACTCCTATATGTCCCGTTGCCAAGAGGCAGGGTACAGCGAAGAGCAGTGTATGGCCGCACACAAAGGTCACAAGTTCCAAGAAGCAAAAAAAGACGATAAGGAAAATACTTATGCTTCTGCTTGTCCTATTGGTGAAGAAATGGTTGCTGGGACTTGCCAACCTGTCAATGTCACAATGGAGTTATCTGTCGATGAAGTTATTGCTAAAGTCGAAGCATCAACAGGCAAAAACATTCTTGAAATCAAAGGTGTGGCATTCCACGAAGGCTACAACAAAAACAAATGGGCTATTACAAAGCGTGGTGCAGAAAAGGTTCTTGAGCAAATGATTGGCTCCGACTTAACACTTAATCACCCCAAGGCTAAAGATATTGGATTTGAACGCAACATGGATGGTGGCGTTGACGAAGCAAATGTAGGAAAAGTTATTTCCGCAACAATAAGTTATCCCGACAACGAGAAGTATGAGGTAAAGTACGCCGCTCATGTTTATCGAGAAGAACTCTTTGAGGCTCTTGAATCCGGATTATGGCTTAAACCCGAATACGGTGTAAGTATTGGTGGCTACGGTATTCCTATTGCCGCAAATGAAAACGGCATGGTTTTTGATAAGGACTTTACATTTGACCACTTGGCAATAGTTCATAAGCCAGCGTACAACCGTGCAACGATAGAGTCAGTTAAGAAGGTTGAAGAAAATGCAAAAGCAAAACATGGTGGGCAACACGGCAAACCCGGAAAGAACGACCCAAGAAAAACTCCTGCTAAACCCGATGAGCGACGAAAAGGCTCTAAGAAAAACCCACCCGGCTCCGCAAAAAAACCTAATTCAAAAATTGTTGTTTCGCCAGCAACTCGCAAAACACTTCAAAACAAAATGCAAGAGCATAACAAAAAGGGCAAAGGGTCAAAGGCATCTATGGGCGCACTTCTCACTGTGTTCCGTCGTGGTGCTGGTGCTTTTAGCACAAGCCACGCACCCAATATGTCAAGAAATGGCTGGGGAGTCGCAAGAGTCAACGCTTTCCTGCATCTCCTTCGTACCGGAAGACCATCTAATCCCAACTACAAGCAAGACAATGACTTACTTCCCAAAGGACATTCTCGTAGTAAAAGAACTGCTTCCACAGAAGAAACCTTGATAAGTCAAACCGCATCTTCGACAGAATACCGAAAGGGGATAACAAATATGTCCGATGAAGAAAATATCACCGAAACTCTCGTAGCAAACGAGATGGAAGACTTACAAGCCCAACTTGTTCTTGCCCGTGCTGAACTTGAAGAAATGAAGGCAATTGAAATGGCTAAGGCAGAAGAAGACCGACAAGAACTTGTCACCACTGCTTCCGAACTTGGTCTTAAAGGTCACGAAGACCTTTCTTCAACTACGCTAACTTCCCTTATTGCATCTTGGAAGGAAACACACAAGGAACCTGTGGTCGATATGGCCCCAGCAGTCCCAGCATCCGAATCAGCCGTCGCTTCCGAAGAAGTTAAAACCGCTGAACCTGTGGTCGCCAACTACCTAAACGGTAAGATGGTTGAAACCCCACAAACTCTTTACGCACAAGCATGGAATGCTTGGGCATCATCTTGGAACAAGACTCTAAGTGGTGGCGAGCGTAAGGATGAGCGTGTTTGCGCTCCAAACTTTGAAGAAATGAAGGAGATGATTTGAATGGTAGCATTTACAGGAAACGATACACGAAACGCAACTTTGAAAAATGCAAACACTGTTAGCGGTGTTGGTATTCTTCTCGCAAAAGACGGAACAGCAAACAAGGTTCAACTTGGAGCCGCAACCGATGTGCCTTTGGGTGTTTCGGCAGGCGAGTCCAGCCGTGACGCTGACCAAGTTCTTGAAACCGCAGGCGCAACCTGCTCTTACTTCCCAATGGGCGGTGTGCAAATGATTGCCGCTCTTGCAGAAACTTACACCACCGGACAACTTGTGTACCTAAAGGGTGCTGGCCGAGTCGGTGGAACCGCAGGCTCCGATAAACTTGTCGGCGTTTATGTCGGTGAAGGCGAAGTCGTTGGAACGGCTGGCCTCCTAATTCCAGTCAACACCACGCAGTGTGCAACGGCTTGATAACAAAAAATGGAAGTGAATGAAATGGCTAACGAATCCCTCGAACAAATTATGAACGCATCTGCCGCCGCTGGGCCTTTTGGTACCGGTGACGCAGTTCTTGAACAAACCCTCCGTGACTTTATCCAACTACAATCCACTCGAATTGCAGTCGGAACACAACTTGTCGGAACCCGCACTGTCCCTTGGCTTGAGTTCAAGTGGTACACTGGCGTTGAAGGTACTTTCTCCTACCCATTGGATGATGCCGCAACTGTTGACCCAACCAAGATTGGAACTTCCAACTACACCGTGAAGTTGCAGAAGGGTCAAGGCCGCTGTGTTTTCCTCGACACTGTGCGACTCCGTGGCGAATCCTTTGAGAACATTGACCGACAACAAATGGCTATTGTCCGTGGACGAGCCGATGTTATCGACAACAACATTCTTTCCACCATCCACAGTGGTGCTGGACAAACCCAAGCCGCAACCGCAACCTTCGGTGCCGCTACTGCTGATGAAGAAGGCGACCTCTTGAAGACCATGGACAAAATCTTCGCAAACGCTCGTGTTTCCGGAGATGAAGCGATGGCTCTTGTGCTACCTGCTTCAACCCGCAGTGCCCTCTTGAACACCCAACTTTACGGAAATGTCGTGGAGTCCCTTCAAGACCACATGCGCCGAATCGCTTCTATGAGCATTTACTACACCCGTGACTTTACGGGCGGTAAGTCCTTGCTTCCAACAGATGCTACCGGTGCTATCGAAGACGACGCTCTCTTGCTCATTCCGGGCGCAGAAACAGGCGAGTTCTTCCAATACAACGGTGCTGGCTACCAAGAAACTGAATTGACTCGCCTACCGGGCGTTGGATTCGATTGGCTCTTGACTGGCTACATGGGTAGTATTGTCCATCAGCATCAAGACGGTGCCGCATCCGGCAAGTCAAACCGAATTGCTAAGATTACAGGCGTAGTTTGAGGTGATTTAGTTGGCACAGAACCGCAAATTCCAAGACTTTGTTGAATCAAAGTATGTCGCACCCGGCGGCATCGCAACTGGCGACCTTGCAGACCTTGCAGTTAGCACTGGAAAAATTGCTAACGATGCAGTAGTTGACTCCAAAATTGGCGGACTTTTGATGCAAACTCAAAAGTACATCTATGATGGCTCAAGCAAAACCACAGGAGCAAAGACTCTTGTTGGCCCATCCGGAGCGCAACAACTACCTGCTGGTGCAATTGTCCACTCGTTTATGATTAACCCACAGCCAGCATTTGCCTCTTCCGGCAGTGCTACAATTGCTTTGGGAATCACAGGTGGTGCTTCAAACTTTTTGGGAGCCACAGCATTTGACAACGCCGCACTCGTGCAGGCTTCTTCTCACTTCCGTCACCCAGCCACATCTTCTATCATTGGAGGCGCAACAAATGTTTTGTTGACAATTGGCGGAGCCGCTATCACCGATGGTGCTTGTGAAGTCTTTATCTCCTTTATGATTCCTGCTTGAGGTGATTCACCTTGAGCGAATCAATTAAAGAATGGACAGAACCGGATGGCTCAATCTATCGTCTTCGTGACGATGGTGACTATGATGTTATCCCTCCAAAGAAAGAGGTTAAGGCAAAGCCTAAACCCAAAGCGCAGAAGAGTAGTACAAAGAAGGGAAGCAAATGACTGAGCGTACAAAATTAGTTAAAAAACTTAACGATTTAGGCATTCCTGTACCAAAAGGTGCAAAACTTGCCGACCTTCAACACCGCCATGAACATTGGATGAGCGGCAGTGGTTGGCTTGTACGACTTGTTCGGCCACCTTCTCGCAAACCACAAAGTCCCGCAACACTTATTCCCGACCGAGAAACCTATTGGCTACCCGATTCAAGAATGGCTCGTGATATTGTTGAAACAAAACTTGTTTTTGTTTTAGGCCGCTCTTTATCTGCCCCAAAAGGTACACCTACAATTGAGGTACCGGAAGACTATAACGACAGATGGCCTGTGAACGAAGTAGGTGAAGAAGAGTGACAGTCACTACCGACAACATTCGAGATTTACTTAATCGACCCCGTGGCCTTAACGAAGGTACTATCACCGAGTACATTTCTATGAGAACAGAACAAGTCAACAAGTCCGCAAGAAATAACAAGTTTCTTGCAGAAGACTCAATCAATGTGGTCACAACCGCACAAAAAGAAGCCTGTATTAAGGCTCTTGTATCAAGCGACTGTTTGCAGGTTATGATTGATACGCTACCTTCTTATGTCAACGAAAGTGAAAGAAAAGAGCAAGATATTCGTTTGACCGCACAACTTAGAGGATTTACTCAAAGAGGAAACGATTTGCTCGCTCTCATTTCGGAAAAAGGCGGAACGGCTGTTAAAGTCACTTCAACCAAAACGAAGTTAGAGTGAGTATTATGGCAACAATAAAGTGGCTCGGAGGAACCGACACTGCTTCT